CTCCGGCACCAAGAGAAGCAGTATTTATCCCGAGCAATTCTCCTTTACTATTTAACAGAGGTCCGCCGCTATTTCCGGGATTTATTGCCGCATCCGTCTGTAAAACATTATATATCTTGCGTCCTGTAGGTGCGGTTATCTCCCTGTTAGTAGCCGAGATTATACCCGCAGTGAATGTATGGTCTTGACCAAAAGGATTTCCAATAGCATAAGCATTTTCTCCCACACTCGGTTTAACATTCTTATTGTATTTAATTACTTGTAAATCCGCCTTGCTATCCACATCAATTTTGAGAACGGCTATATCAAGGTCAGGATCAATACCTGTCAATTTAGCTTTGTAATTCTTCTTAACATTGTTTTTATCCGTTATAGTGATTATAGCATTATCTACCTTGTTTATTACATGAAAGTTAGTTATAATATGCCCCTCTTTGTCCCACACAAAGCCCGTCCCAACGCCCTTCGGCAAATCTTCCTTATTCAGATTATATTTATCGGCCATCGCAGTATATTCGGTGCTTATATAGCAAACCGAAGGGATTGAATTATAAAATATATTAGATTGCTTCTTCTCAATATTAGGCAACACATTATTATACAAATATATAGAATTAATCCCCAATAAGTTCGTACCCAAATACATTAGCAATATATTACGCCTATCATACAGTTCGTTCGTCTTTCCAGGTCTGTCGCCCCCGTCTTTACACATTTTGAGAGCCATCGGCTTTCTTAGCATTTTGTTATACTGGTTATACGGATATAGATAAGATTCTCCAAAACTGGAAAATAATAAAAAAACATATATTACAAAGTTCCAGCGATTAATAATCATCCTTTTTCTAATATAATTATTATAATTGCTGTAATATTTATATAATTAAAGATATTACAAAGATATTACAAAGATATTAAAAGATATTAAGAGATTTGCTTCCAAGTTTCTCCACAGTGTTCGCATACATATAGATATTTCATATTCTTATTGTCATATTTGATATATATGACTTGCTTTTTGTCATCGGGGGCTTTGCAATTCTCATTTGGGCAGTTAATTAAAGGATCCTTGATTCTTCTAAGAGTCGGGTCGTAGCGCAGATATTTATTAACATGCTGATTATATAGTAGATCATCGCCGCTGTAAAAAGTTTTTGAGATATTAATAGCAGTATTAACAGTCTCTACTTTTTCAAAATCACAGTGCTTGCAAAACTTTACCAACTTTTTTTCCTCGTTTGATTTAACATATAACATATTGTCGCATATTTCGCAGAACTCCATTTTATTATAGTAATAAGAAAATTAAATCTTATATAATCAATTTTTATCATAGATATACGCAGATATCAATTATCATCGTCTTCATTTTCCAGCTTATAGGCAATTCCGCGCCATCCCTTGTTATCATATGGGACACATAGAAGTTTCTCAAAGTACGCCTTCAATTGATTCCTATCCGGGCACTTTTTACCCTTGACAACATTGGAAGTGCACCAAATACGGAAATCATTATATAGTTTAGTAATCGTAACCCTCGGCTCTCTAATCTCCTCGTCAATGATAATCTTCTCACTAATAAATTGCCCAATGATATCATTGTTCTGCTTATAACTCTCTGTTGCTATTCTTACCTCACAAGGCTCCACGATAGAAGAGGGATTAATATGTTTATGTCTTTCAATAAGCATACTTATGAAAATCTCCTTCCACTTATCGAACTTATCAGTCAATTCCAAATCCATATGAAACTCATTTTTACTGGGAACAGGATTTTCGCAGAATCTACTTGAGAAATTGCAAACCTTAATACGCCTCCAAGTACCGCCATCATCACTGGGTACCTCGGGCAATTCATTACAAGTCAAAATCATCTTAAATTGCGGCTTGAATTCATAAGGCTCCTTAAACAATGTTCTTACCAAAATCCTATCCTGTCCCGAAAGCTCCTTCATAAGACCGATATTGAGCCTTTCATTCTCACTCGGTTCCTGCATCACTGCAAATCGCCTTCCTTTAGTCCTCTCCAATTCACTTTGCGCCGCATTACTTGCAGCCCGTTTTTGTGTCAATAGAGCTATCGGCAAGATACAATAATATTCGCCAATGGCCTTTTGAATTAAATCCAACATTTTGGATTTCCCATTACTGCCCTGTCCGGTAAATATATAAAACCGCTCTTGCGAAATGCTACCATCCAAAATACACGATAGAATATCCATAACATAATTTCTCAAATTTTTATTAGTAAATATCTTCGCAAAGAAATCATTGATATCGGCAATCTCAGGAAGATCACTGTTATATTTGACATAGCTATTTTTCGTAGATAACAATATATAATCATCGGGCATCCCATCGCGAAATATATGTAGTTTCAAATCATATACACCATTCTCAAATCCTATCAAATGCGAGCGACTATCCAACAACTCCTCAAACTTATCATCAATGAATAGCGTCCGGCATTCTTTCATAATAGAATCCTTGAAACTCGCGTTTTTCAATTGCTTCGCGATACTAATACATTTTTTACTCTTCTCCTCATTAATCGTTTTCATAATAGGATCCTCGCAATGTTCCGCGTAATGCTGGCTTCTTTCCATAAACTTCTTGCAAATATCAACGCTCAATATCTTTCTCAATTCCAGGCCTTCGCGCGCCCTTACCCACTTGTGCTTTTCTCTATCATATTTATACCAGTTATCCTTTGTAATCGCTTTAAATTCGTCTTTAAATATAGCGTGCACGACACAAGCGATATCAAAATGCGAACCGTCGCTACCTAAAGCATCATCAATAAGCTTAATAATCGATTTATTAACGACATCATTATACTTTGCCCAATTGTCTTGCTTCGCCCACCATCGCAGCGTCCCGATACCCATATTATCCTTTCGCATCTTGTCCCATAACAGCTGACATTCCCCCTCAATATATACGCTGCTAATTTTGGAGAAATCTACCCAAGTCTCCAAGAGCCTGTAATCAATGTTTCGCAATACCCATCCAAGATTAATCCAGTCTGTATAATTATCAGCGCGGCTCGCCGAGAGACATTCATTAACCAGCTTTTTAATAAATATCAATTCGTCCTCTGACACATACCTCTTATCATTATTCAATGCCTTCCCCAAAATATTGTTCTGAACCTTGCTTTTCAGTTTTTGGTCAAGAGCCGGCAAAATATGCTTGCTATATTGCGTAATTTCCGTAGCGAACTCTTCTTTAATACAATTGATATCATAATTCATCTTTTTTCGCATGGAAAATAGCTTGATAAATTTGATTTCATCTCCAGCATTCAAGATATATTCTATCTTCTCAGTTTTATCACCGGCATATTTATATATCGAAGATACGCGATAGGTATCGCAATCCGGCTTTTTACTACCATACATTTGCCAACAATTTACATCAATAATTGCCTTGTCCACAATAGATTCATAATCATTACAAATTGGCAAATCTTTAAAAATAACATCACCAATATCTATAATCTTTCTTCTAATAAAATGCTGAGCATTATTAGCAATAATAATATTCGGAAAGATAATATGAATGCCGTCCTTCAACTTATTTCTGAATTCAACGGGATTTGGCTTTTCCATAACATACGCGATTTTATCCTCTTCGGATATATTCAAATATTTATTAATTATGCTAAAATAACTATCAACGATTTTGTATATATTTTCATCGCCGTATAATCTCTCATATTTTCTATTATTTAAAGAAGAGTTTGAAGATTGGGAACTGTAAAGTCCCGATTTATCATCTGGAATAGTAAAACGAAAATCTATATCAACGCGCAAGGGACTCGGTTCTAAGGGTTTTTCTGTGAAATACAAAGGGACACCATTCGTCAAGGCCAAACTATAGAGATTGATGAATTCCTCGTAATTCTCATTAGGTATATTTAAACTAACTTTTGGTGAACCTATGCTAGTATTTGTGAATATTTTCACCCCTTTCTCCACACGATATTTATTTATAAAAGAGCGCAAATCTTCGTTTATACCCATACTTATAAATATATTACTTTATATATATATCAATTTTTATTTTTATACATATTTTGACATTTCGCTATTTTGATTTTTAGAGCCTTTTAACCATAATATTTTATAGCAATAATATAGATTATAATATTTTTTTATTATGGAAAAAAATGCAGATAAAAAAGATAAAAGCTTAAAGAATACCAAATATTGTAGTCCCAAAAATATTAACAACCCCATGCTATTCAATAAGAAAACGCTCATTCTATTAATAGATACTTGGAATACCAGCAAAGCCGGCAAAGCTAACAAAGCCGGAACAGCAGCGGCTGATAAAATAGAATATAAGAAGTCATTTAATGTCGCGCAATTATCTGAGCTATTGAACGCCAAAATAAAGCCAATATGTAATGATAAGGAGTATTGGTGCTGGCCGAGCGCTATTAAAGAATTGACAAAGGATTCCAAAACGAAAGAAATTATCAAAAAGATTGAGGAGAATGAATTGCGTCCCGAGATGCCCATTGAATGGTACAAGAATCCTATAGAATGGCTATCTAATTATGATATAGAGGATGTAATGATACAGTATAATAATGATAAAAAATATAAATACTGTTTTTTGGGAGTTTTTCCAATAGATTTCTCGGAACAGGATAGTTTCGGAAGATGCCTATACAGCCAAATATGTTCATTGGATATCAATAAGTATATCAATAAAAACATAAAATACCTCGGTCTCATTACAAATCTGGATAAACACAATGAGCCCGGATCTCACTGGACTTCTACATTTATCATATTAGACCCTAAAATAAAATGTTATGGGGCTTACTATTACGACAGTAATGCTATAAATACCCCTTCATATGTTTCTAAGTTTATTAACAATATAAAAGTGCAATTGAAAAAAAAATATCCTAATAATGTTTTTAAAATACATAATAATAATATTAAGCATCAGAGAAAGAATACTGAATGCGGGATGTTCTCTATGGCTTACCAAATAAGATGGTTAAACGGTTTGCTAAAATATAAGGAGTTGAAGTTTAAATCTCCGTACGAATATTCAAACTTTGTTGAGTATATAATTAAAGATAATAAAATTAGGGACGAATCTATGGAAGAAAGCCGAACATATCTATATCGCCCAAATTTCAAGAAATACATTAAAGACCGAAACATAACCATATAATACGCGACAATACCAAGATATACCAAGATATACCAAGAGATACCAAGAGATACCAAGAGATACCAAGAGATACCAAGAGATACCAAGAGATACCAAGAGATACCAAGAGATACCAAGAGATACCAAGAGATACCAAGAGATATCTATGATATAAACATCTATTTTCTATATTATTATATATATTATAATAATGGGCGTAATAGATGATTTTAAGCAAGAGAAAAACAAAATGGTGATAAATATAGCTACTGAGAAAATGATAATGGATAAATATAATTTAAATATAGATAAATCGGAGTTGAAGGGGATTGTAGAGCAAGTTATAATTTCTATATGCAATGATGCAATATTAATAAAAAGAATCGGCAAACTGATAGAATTGAATACAATAGCCTTAACAAAAATCAAGGATTATATAGAGGTTAATATTATTAATAAAAGCGCGAATAGCGCGAATGCAGTAATTGGCGATGAATTAAAAACCGCAGACGATGTAATAGATAGCATTAATAAATATAATACTGACGAGCTATTGTCAAAAGTAATAGAGTTAGAAGAAAAGAGAAAAACAGTAAATACGCTAGCATCCGCGGAAAAAGCAAATACCAATCTATCTTCTACGCCCTCTTCAACAGTATCTGCAGGCACCCCTAATACTACTATAGGAATACAGGGAACTTCTGGGACTCAGCCATCTCCTTCTATCTCTAATACATCATTTCCGCCAACACAAACATCACAGAAGTATTCTCTTGTTAATAATGTTAATGTTGAAAATCTTGAAACAATCGCGTATATTATTGAAAAAATGGAAAGTATTATGAATAACAAGAAGAATATCAATTATAAAACCCTTATAATTAATAGCTATAATAGAGATTGGACTATATATAATAATAGAAATAATTTATCACTATCTATAAATATTGATTTAACTAAAAATATCATTGAACCCAAAAAGCTGTTGATGCCTAAATATGTTAAAAGTATAACGCCATATATCACAATGACTATCAATGATGGAAAAAAAACACAGAAATTTCAATTTATTTTGAGTGTCTCCGCTGCGGCTACAGGAGAAGGTACTTGTAATGGTACCGGTACGGGAGGAAACTGGGATACATGGATAATAATGAATAATGAATTGGAAACAATAAATAATATTGTACTGCTAAATAATAAAGAATGGCTTATATCATTCACAGACTTTTTAAATAATGAATTGGATTTGGGCAGCGACTGTATAAATATCAATAGAATAACAAAAACATTCCATGATAATCAATATAATATTATAACAGAAAAAACTGATATGTTAGGATATAGTGGTTATCATCTTGATTTGATTAACAAATATGATAATATCCTATTAAAAACGAGCGATGATAACGATATCCTATTGAAGGTTTTAGAGATTGACGACAACAACATAACAGTATTATATAAGGAAGTTAAAGATGACAAGGATGCGGGAGGAATTTGGGGGACAGGAGGGAATATAACGGATATAACCGAGGCATATTTGCTGAATTGTAAAGCTCAATACAGTATAATATTAGCTTATCATTCGCGCATATACAAGTAATTATTGCAATTACATTAGTAATATTAGGGTTCCTGAGAATATAAATATGAGCATAGATATTATATCAAGTCTGTATTGCAATTTTATTTTTTCGTCTTTTGTCAGGTTATTTTCAAATTCGCCCGACAATATCTTATCAAAATTGAAGGTATATATATAATTATATATATATGTGTAATCTAAAATATCTCCTAAATTGTTTACAAAGTTATCTGTTTGTATTATTATGATAACGAGAAGGGAAAATATTATAAATAACATAATGTGTAATATAATTCCCGGAGTATTTATGTGCATATTTAAATAATTAAACACGATTCGTAGTTTATACGAATCAAGATTGACAAACGCCGTAAATAATAATAATATTAAAATGTAAACGGCAGCGTATATTAATATTGCATATCGTAGGGATTTAACAATATTATAATCTATTAAAAACTCAAATAATACCATAATCATTGTGCGAATTGCAAACATTAATGCGAGGAAAACAACCTTGTCCTGAAAAGTAATTTTGAGAACTATTTCGGGATCCAAATCGTATAAAATCACCTTATTTTTCAGCTTCTCGCCTTCGTTAATATATGTTAGGGGATTCTTGTCCTTCTGATTATTATAATAAGCCTTAACGCCATCGCTATAATCATTCCATATCTGCTCATATAATGTTTCCTTCTCATTATATTTTTTTCCTGAAGCATTATCTTGACCTACATCATTATCATCATCATTATCAAATACTGATTTCAATTCGGATATAAATGCGAATAAATTATTATCTTTGCTTTCTTTAATTAATTTATATAAGTTTCCATCTAACAATCTTATTAATCTTCTCTTTTCTTCATCATCTTCTTTAGTTCCTCCACCATATGAAGCACCTCCACCACTTTTGCCCTTACCTCTTTTAGCCTCAGCGCTTGTAATATCCATTTTATCTTTGATTTTTTTGGTATTAGAAGTAATATCAATTTTGATATCTCCTAATTCCTTATCTATCCTATCAATTTCCTTATTGTAAACTTCAATAATTTCATTATTATTATTAATCTGAGGATTATCATCTATTATATATTTGAGCTGCCCGACCTTTATGATATTTTTAACAAAATCATTGTATTCTGTGGCATACGGCAGATTTATATCTATACATGCTTTGTATAATTTTCTCAATTCATCCTTAATAACTTTTAAAGAAGCCGTTAATTGTTTTTTTCTTTCTTCTAAATTTTTACTTTTTTTCTCATTTTCCTTATTCTGATTTTCCAATTCTTCAAGTTCTTTCTTCGTCTCTTCGCTCGCTAATTCATTTGTCCCAATACCATAAGAAACCCTATAATTTTTAATTTCTGCATTAATCTCTTCTCCGAGATCTGACAAATCTTTTGATTTCGTATCAAAATCAGTTTTTATACCTTCTATATCTTTTTCTTTTTCTTTGTTTTTTTCTTCTTTTTTTTCAACACTATTTATTAAAATTTTTAATGAAGCATTATTTTCTCTCAGTTCATTTAATTTTTCACTATATGCTACTATATTTTTTATAATTTTCTCTATAGCAGAATTTTTTTCAGCCTTCTTAACATCCGCATTGTTATTATTATTTTCAGTCTCTATCACACTTATTTTTTTCTGAATATCTGCAAGAAGCTTCTGATATGAATCTATTTTTTTCTCATTATCTTTTATGTTATCCTTTATTTTATTCTTTATCTCTTCGGTATTATCTATACTTGTTTCTGCATCTTCTTGGCTTTTAATAATTAATTTAATTAAATGTTTTATCTCACTTTCATCTTTTATAAATTTACCATATTCTTTTGCCAAATTTATATATATCTCTGTGAGATTTTTTAAATATTCTTTCCCGGGATTTCCTGACATTTTATCACCAATACCTTGTTTTTGATTCCCTTGATTCCCTTGATTCCCTTGATTCCCTTGATTCCTAATATTACCTGAAACTTCTTTCTGATATGCGCCACCACTAAATTTTGGTCTTAGTGCTTCAAGTGCTTTTTTTAGTGCTTCAAGTGCGGCTTTTAATTCTGTACTTTCTATATTAGCTTTTTCTGTAACTATTTTTACTTCGTTTGTTGCAACAGATACAGCATTTATTTTAGTTTCTTCTACAGCTATTGTGTTTACTGCATTTACTACCTCTTCTGATGCACTTACTGCTTCATTTGCTGCATCTTTTGCTGCTGTCGTTGATGTTACCGTTAAAGCTTCTTTTGTATCTGCAGTTGATGCTACCGTTGCTGCTGTATCTGTTGCGGTTTTTGATGCGGTGTCTACTGCTTCTATCGCTGCATCTGTTTTTTCTAATGCTTTTTCAAATGCTTTTTTAATTGTTGCTATTTCGTTATCTTTTCTTTTTGTTTCTGCTGCTGCCTGTGCTGCCTGTGCTGCCTGTGCTGCCTGTGCTACTCGTGCTGCCTGTTCTTCCTGTGCTGCCTGTGCTGCCTGTGCTACTCGTGCTGCCTGTTCTTCCTGTGCTGCCTGTTCTGCCTGTGCTGCTGGTGTCTGTGCTGCTACTGATGTTGCTATTGGTCTTTCTGTGTTTGTTGATGGTGATGCTCCTAATGCCTTTTTCATTATAATATTTAGGGATTTTATAATAGATAAATATCTACTACTATCGTCAATCATCCTATCTTTAATTTTTTCTATGAATTTGTTAAAAGCCGCAAATGAAATATTACTTTTATCAATTTTGCCGTTTATTTTTTTTGGAGTTATTTTAAAAAACTGCTCTGTTATTT